CAGGTAGTGATACTGGAGCAAATATATTTGATTTTGTAATGAGTGCGCTAGTGCCAATGTACGGACCAGTTAACGCAATAACAAAAGCTACAACAGGAAAAGGTTTTGGTCAACGTGCTTTTGGTAAAAGCGGAGAGTATGAATGGGGTCCAGTAGAAAAGGTTGGGCCAGATGGCAGACCTACTGGTAACCAAGGCGGCGGCGGTAGCGGTGGTCAAGGAGAAGGAGATGATGGTACTGAAGAAGAAGAAGAAGTGCCAGTAGAAGAAGAAGAGCAGAAAAGAATGACTAAGATTGAAAAATATCTTAGAAATATGATTGATCGTCAAGAAGAAGGGGGTGATCCTCTTTATAACGAATATGAAAGAAAAATTCTTGAACGTATATATAACCAACCTTTTACAGGAAGACAAAGGGTAAAGACCCTAGAAGACTATGGCCTTGAAGAGTTAGATGACGACGACACCTCTGATGATGATGATGACAGCACAGATACTGGATCAACAGTAGAGTCTGCTGTTGAAGTTCCGTTTGAGCTTCCTACAACTTTTATGCCTGAAGAAGATGATATTTTAAGTGAAAGTGAACTACGTATTCTTCGACAAATATACGGAGAAAACTTTGATAGGGAAGTTGCATAATGGCTACTGAAAGAAATCCATATGATTTAATGCCAGAAGAAAACAGCAATGTAATTCCTATGGAAGTTCCTGAACAGGAATCGGAAGCTACCTTTGAAGTTGATCCTACTGATGGTGGTATTATAGTTGATTTTTCAGAGGCTAGTGAAATGGAAGCTTCTGAGGATATCGCTGAATGGTTTGGCGACTTATCAGAAACATTGGACGAAGATGATCTAGTAGAAATTTCTAATAATGTTTTAGATAATTTTGAAGCGGATAAAGATAGTAGGGCTGAATGGGAGTCTATGTTTGAAAGAGGCTTTGATCTTCTTGGCCTTAAACTTGAGCAGGGAACAGAACCTTTTGAAGGTGCGTGTACTGCTGTACATCCTCTTCTAATTGAATCAGCCGTTAAGTTTCAATCAAAAGCATCAGGTGAATTATTTCCATCAAGCGGTCCAGTAAAAACACAGATACTTGGGAAGTCAACTCCAGAAAAAGAATTACAAGCTAATCGAGTTCAAAGCTTTATGAACTTTCAGCTTACAGAACAAATGCCAGAATACTTTGATGAATTTGAAAGAATGCTTTTTCATCTTCCTTTAATAGGTTCGGCGTTTAAAAAATTATATTATGATGCGACAACAAAAAGACCGCACTCAGAATTTATTTCAATAGATCAGTTTTATGTATCATACTACGCAACAGACCTAGCAAATGCAGATCGTTATACACATGTAATATATCGTAGTCCAGTAGAACTAGCAAAAGATATTCGTGCTGGTGTCTATCAGGATATAGATTTACCTACACCATCTTCAAACAATATAACACCTTTTACAGAAAAGATGGATACCATTCTTGGTCTATCACCATCTTCTGATAACGATCCTCAATATGTATTGTTAGAACAACACTGTTATTTAAATATAGAAGATGAAGATGAGGCGTGTCCTTATATCGTAACTATTGAACAACAATCAAAACAAGTTTTAAGTATTCGTAGAAACTATAAGCAAGATGACTTGAACAAAGAAAAAATAAATCACTTTGTGCATTATAGATTTGTTCCTGGCTTTGGTTTTTACGGCCTTGGTCTTATACACTTTCTTGGTAACTTAACAATGAGTGCAACAGCAGCTATGCGTTCCCTAATAGATGCTGGACAGTTTGCTAACTTACCAGGTGGCTTTAAGGCCAAAGGAGTACGGATGGTTGGCGACAACGATCCTATATCTCCTGGCGAGTTCAAGGAGGTTGAAGCAACTGGTATAGATTTATCAAAGGCTATTGTTCCCCTTCCCTATAAAGAGCCTTCCTCTACTCTATTTCAGATGTTGAATTTCGTAACTGCTGCTGGTCAGAAGTTTGCGGATAGCACAGAGCAAGTTATCTCTGATGCTGCCTCCTATGGACCTGTCGGAACAACAATGGCATTGCTTGAAGCTTCTAGTAAGTTCTTCTCTGCAATTCATAAAAGATTACATAAATCACAGAAAGATGAGTTTAGAATTTTAGCAAGAATAGACTATGACTATCTTCCGAATGAATATCCATATGATGTTCCTTATGAAGATCGTAGTATATTTAAAAATGATTTTGATGGTAGAATAGATATCATTCCAGTATCTGATCCTAATATTCCTTCTAATGCTCATCGCATGATGATGGCAAACATGGCTCTCCAAATGGCACAGCAATCGCCACCAGGAATGTTTAACTTAGAGGCTCTTAATCGTACAATTTTAAATGCGGCAAACATGCCAAACGTAGAGGAGATTCTCCCTCCTAAGATTAAACCAAAACCAATGGACCCAGTATCTGATATTATGGCAGCAACTAAAGGGATACCTATTGCAGCTTTTGCAGGTCAGAACCATGATGCTCACATTCAAGTAAAGACTGCATATATTCAAGACCCTTCAAATGGTGCTAATCCTATTATGCAACGTATACAACCAATACTTCAAGCTAATATGCAAGAACATTCTGTTATGAAATATCAAGAACAGATGAATGGTTTAACAAAAGAAATGATGAATACAGTACCTCAAGAAGGTCAAACTCCTGCTGCAATAGAAATGGCAATGGCTCAAGCAGCACAACAGATAACAAATGCTAATCAGGCAATGGGTATGGCTCAATCTCCTGAACAACAGTTAGTTGCTTTAGAGCAGGAGAAAGTTAAACTTCAACAACAAAAGCTACAATCAGATACAGCTACCAATGCTGCTGAACTAGAACTAAAGAATAAAAAACTTGAGCTTGAAGAGAATGAACAAATTCTTGGCATGATAAAAACAAATGCTACAGATAACTTAAAGCGTGAGAAAGCAACATCTGATAGAGAGAGTAAAGAAAAACTAAAAGAAATGGAAGTTATTTCCAAAGCTTCTTTAGAAGAGTTTAAACTTAATAAAGAAGAAGAGCAAGAAGTAATGAGATCAATGAAAGAAATACTTCTTACAAATATGAAAGAAAACAATCAATTAGATTTAAATGGTCTTGATGCTCTTGTTAAAATGGCTCAAGCACAACAGAAGGAGAGTCAAAATGATGGCTAAAGGTAAAGGGTATCCTGATCATGTTAAGAATACAGATAAGGGTTTTGGTGATATGCTTAAAGCAGGTGTTCAAGGCAAACGTGCTATGGCAGGTGTTTTAAATGAATATGACGCAGACTCTTATATGTTCCCTGATCCCAAGGTAAAAACTCAGAAGAACAGTCTCAAAGACTAATGGAAGTTTGGGACGAAATTGTTCAAGGATTAAATGAAGAAATTAATTCTTTGAGAGTTACTCTTGGTAATGGTAGTGCGGAAGACTATCCACACTATAGACAAATAGTAGGGTCTATCTCAGGAATAGAGTGGGCCAGAGATAATTTAACAGATATAGTAAAGAAACGTCTTTATATGGAGGATGAAGAGTAAGATGCAACAAGTAAATATGGGTGCGGCAGTTAAAAATGATTTATGGATTACTGATTCCGAAGAAATGCCTGATCCCAAACCATTGCCTGAATTACCAGGTTTTAATATTTTAATTCGCCCTGTCTCTGTAAAGAGTGTAACAAAGGGTGGTATCTTTATACCAGATTCAACAAAAGATGATATGTCTTATCTTACAACAGTAGGACAGGTCTTAGGTCTAGGAACACTAGCCTATATGGATAAAGATAAATTTCCCACTGGAGCGTGGTGCAATGTAGGAGACTATGTATGCTACGGCAAACACGCTGGAACTAAGCTATTTTACAAAGGTGTTAGGCTAATTCTTCTTTTTGATGATCAAATTATTATGCGAGTAGAAGACCCTAAAGACCTTGATCCAACCTTTAATTTAGGAAAGGGGTCTAGTTAATTTGGGAAAAAGCATTTAGTGTGATATAATATACGTATTAGTATAGTAAAAAATTCAACGTAACTCGTTTGTTTCGTTAGCAACGGAGAGAAAAATGACTAATGATAAAGAAGGTTGGGAAGATGTTAATGTTTCTTCCCAAGATAAAATTGAATATGAAATTGAGAATGAAGAACAGAAAGCTGAACCAGTAATTGAAGAATCTGCTCCTGAAGTAAAAGTCCAAGAAGAAGAACAACCTAAAGAACTTGAAGGACTTCCAGAAGAATTTAAAGGTGCAGAGAAAAGAATACGTCAGCTTATAAAGCAGAGAAAAGATCGTGACGAGCAAATACAAACTCTTATTGCTCATAATGAACAACTAACAAAGAATATTACATTAAAAGATCAAGAATTACTTAGTGTAAATAAATTAAGTTTAGATGCTTCTGAAAAACAATTAAAAGATAAAGCAGAGCTTGCTAGAGAAGTTTACCTTGAAGCTTTTGATGAAGGTGATAAAGAAAAACTTCTTAAAGCACAAGAGGCTTTAAACGAAGCACAGTCAGATTTAAAACAAGTAACCTCTGCTAAAATAGATTATGAAGATGCTCCTAAAGAAAAAGTACAACCATACCAACCACCAGTTACTCCAGTTGATAATACCAAGGCTGATGAATGGGCTGCAAAAAATAATTGGTTTGGTCAGGACTCTATAAGAACGGCTGCTGCTCTTGCGGTAGACGCAGAATTAAAAGGAGAAGGATTTAATCCTAGTGATGATGAATTTTATGAACAAATTGACAGGAGAATGCAAAAAGCTTTTCCTCAAAATTATTCAGATAATCAAGAACGTGTGCAGGAAAATACGTCAAGTCCTGCTCAAGTGGTGGCTGGAAGTTCACGCTCGTCCCCAACCTCAAACAAAAGAGTCAAACTCTCAAAAGAAGATGTGAGATTGGCAGAAAAATGGGGTATACCACTTGAACAATATGCCGCCGAAAAGCTTAAAGTTTCACAAGCTGACGGCGAGTATACAAATGTAACTTAGAGCCGTGGAGGATAATATGAATACACGAAATGAATCACGTAGTAAGTCGTTAAGAGAAGAGAACACAAGAGAACAAGAATGGACCTTTGAAGAACCAAATGCACTTACCATCCCAGACAATGTATTAGCAAGGTTTGATAATGATGGTATGTCACTTCGTTGGATACGTATCTCCATTAAAGGTAGCGATGACCAAAAGAATGTAGGTAATAAACTACAGGCAGGTTGGGTTTTTGTTTCTCCTGAAGAAGTTCCTGAATTAGCTCTTACATCCTTCGTGAGGGATGAAGGAAGGTATCAAGGTGCGGTTTGTCGTGGAGATGTAGCCTTGGTTAAGATGCCTTCTGGTAAGGTTTCGGCTCGTAGGAAATTCTATGAGAATAAAGCTAACGATCAGATGGATGCTGTAAATGCACAATTGATGAAAAGCTCTGACTCTCGTATGCCAATTTCTAATACAAGTCGATCAGTAACAACACGAGGAAGAGTTCCAAACTTTCAGGAATAATTTCCTCACAATTAAGGAGATGAAACAATGTCTACTACTAAAGCATTTCGTGGTTTCATTCCTGCTCGTAAAAAAGGTGGTAACTATAATAATGAGGCTGTAACCGATATGATCACGTTGACTTCAACTGGTCAGGCTCAGTCACCATCTAACAACATTTTCACTGGTGATCCAGTGGTAATGCCAGGAGCTAACTTCGCAACTATTTCACCATATGTTGCAAGTACGCTTAAACCTTCTGGTGTTTTCATGGGTTGTCAATATGTTGAAAATGGAGAGCAAAAGTTCGCACGTTATTGGAACGGTGGAACAAGTGCCACGGATATTAAATTCTTTGTAATAACTGATCCAGATCAGACCTATTACATTCAAGCTTCTTTATCATTGTCGGCTGCAGAGTTGGCGATTGTAAAGAATTACAACGTAACCGTCAGTTCTACTGCTTCATCTGGTAGTACGGTAACTGGTCAATCCAGTTATTACCTAGATGGCGCAAGTGGTGCTGAATCCGAAAAGCAAGTACGAGTTGTTGGTAAAGCTAAGTATCCTGATGAAAAGGATTCCGATGCTTATCCAATCGTAGAAGTCTGGTTGAATATGCACCGTGACCGCTACGTGACAGCTACGGCTTCTTCGGCATAATAAGGAGGGATAATCATGGCTATTAACAGAGCTAGTATTAGCAAAGAACTCCTTCCAGGTCTTAATGCCGTATTTGGAATGGAGTATGGAGAGGTGAACAATGAGCATGAGCCTCTTTTTGAAGTAGAAAACTCAGATCGTGCCTTTGAAGAAGAAGTCCTCTTCACTGGTTTCGGTACTGCACCTACTAAAGGTGAGGGTTCTGCTGTTTCTTACGATGACGCACAGGAAAGCTACACGGCTCGGTATACTGCTGAGACTGTTGCGCTTGCTTTTGCGGTCACCGAAGAAGCAATGGAAGATAACCTGTATGATACGTTTGCTAAACTTCGTGCGAAAGGTCTTGCACGAGCAATGGCAAA